TACCAACCTAAAGGTTTGTAATCTGTGCTATTAACCGAGCTGTCATACAGCCCAGGTGTTAAAAAAACTAAATTTTGAGTGCTACTTATACGTTCGTTAAAAGCAACTTTTAATGAATCTCCTAAAAACTCAATTGAATCATTTTCAGTTCTATATGGTAGATATACCGTATCAGCTCCAAAATCATTCGATCCAGCGCTAACATCATTTGAAAGTATAACTGTTGATTGTCTTCCATATCTATCAGCCAACACAACACCTACCTGGTAGTTTCTATTTTGTTTTACAGAATGGTTAGGATATTCTACACTTGTTTTTGAAGAGTAAGTCTGTCCTTGTTGATATTTTTCATTAGCTCCAACTTGATATTTTATACCAGAAGGCGGCGTATGTTTATCTTGAAAGTTAGAATATACAATTCTGTTAGATATAATTTCTTGACCTAATGCTTTTACAGGAACTTTATCATAAACCCTAGTAATTTCATCTTCTGGTAAAGTTTTATATGGTTTTGTAGAATTGTAAATATATTGAAAAAAATCATTAGAAGAAGTAATTTCTGAAACTTGTAAAGTTTCAACTACTTGCGAAGCTAGACCATCAGATTCTTTATATATAATATCTATTTCAGATATATGAAATAACGTGTTTAGCTCAGCAACGCTAGCCGAGCTACCATTTTGTTTAAGTGGTAAAGGTATTTGTAAAGCTATTTTATTAACTTTATTTTCCATAAAGTCAACGATCGTACTAGCAAACGTTTGCTGCTCATCGCCTTCTAAAAAATAACCATCTTGTTTTGGTATAAAGCAGGGTTGAGTAAATGGAGCTATTAAAGAATATTCACCATCTGTAAATTTAAATCTATAGCTAAATCTTACAAACTTGTCTTCTAAAAACTGTGGATCACCTGGAAAATTTTGTTCGTAATAAGGATTATTTATATTAGGAAAAGTTGGAACGCCTCCAGTGCCGCTATTAATCGGTATATATTCACTTGCAGCGTCATACATGGTTGTTTCGTATTGACCAGGTGTAGACGTTTCTTTTATTACTTGTGGAGCTTCAAATGGATAATATTTAGCTACAGATATTTGATCTTCATTCGTGTAGTAATTTATACCTTGAGTTTGAGCTAAATTAACATTAATTTTTCTAGGTTGATTTCTATTATCTGTAAAAAATAAAAAATCTTCTAAAATATTTACGCCTATTATAGGATTTAAAGTAGAAAAATTAAGAAAAGCTCCTTGTACTAATTTTATAGAAGTAGAACTCTGAGCGTTATAAGAATATATAAAGTTTTGTTTTGAAGGTGAATAACTTGAAAGCGTGTTTGTTGTAAAAAATAAATATACAGTGCTGTCAAGTTCATTTACAAAATAACCAATACAATATAAATTAGATATACTAGGTTCAAATTGAGTTAAACTAACATTGCCAAGCACGTTTTCTAAAGCGCCAACGTCAGCACCTTCTGATTTGCTAACCTGAATGTTAACAGCATCGCGATATTCACCTTGTGGTATAAGTCTAGCATCAAGGTCTTTATTCATCTTTGACTTAATGAACGCGTTTTTAACTTCAGCCATTTGATTTTAGTGTTTAATCCATTTAGACTTACCTCTCATAACTTGAACAATTTCATTAAGCTTGATATTAGACAAACGTATTTTAGCGTTTCTAAGTTTAGCGGTTCTTTCTTTTTTAAGTCTTTGTATTACATACTCGTTTTGGTTTATTCTAGATGCTAATACAGCGTGCAATATGTGAGCATAGATAGCTTCTTCTGCCATCTTAGGTATCTTAGTATCTTCATTGGTTGCAAGACCATCAGAAATGTACTCTAATACAACAATTCTATCTACTAAGTTAGCGGAAAAAGAAAACTTGTTATATCTTTCGTCTATAGTAAAGTAACCATTAGCGTTAGCAAATTGCGGATCTAACCCAAATAATTGGCCATAGCCAAATTCTGGATAGCCGTAATAATACTCCCAGCCTAATATAGTATCGTTAAGTAAATCTTGATTTGTTTCGTTTTTAAGAAAGTTGTTATCCCAACGATCATTAGTTATAGAAGTAGTTTCAATATTAGTGTCAAAATTATCTTGTATAGGAACACCTTTATTGTCTTCAGCAAAAACATCTGTTGGATTTGTAGTGAGACCATCACCTGGCATTATAACGTGTTTAACGCCTGAGTTATCTATCCAATATAAGTTAACATAATTAACATAATCTTGAGGTATTGGAATACTTAAGTTATGAGGTACAGTAACCTCTAATTTGTTTACGCTTTTTAAAGTATCGTAGCTAAATTCTTGAAGTCCACGTTTTGCGTGAAATATAACATCAGTTCTTTTAACACTTGTTACAAGTTTATCAGTACCTACGTAAGCTACTAAAAAGTTGTTTACAACATCGTCTAAAGATATATAACTATATGAACCATAGTTTTTCTCTACAGCATCACCATAAGCTTTTTCTTGCGGTGTACTCGCGTAGTTACCACCATCTAATTTTTTAAGTTGAACTACGATATACAAAAGATCAGCCGGCGGCGTATCAAACGTAATAGTGTTTCCGCTTATTGTGTAACCAGTAATAACTTCTGACCATGTGCCAGGAATAGCATTTACACTAGTGTATATTTTAAAATTATTTAAAGCGTAGTTTATGTTTGTGTTACTTGCAGCTCCAAATATTAAATCAGTGTTAAAAGTAGTTGTAAAACTAACATTAGTTCCATCGCCTCTAAAGCCCTGTGCGCCTTCGTAATATTGTCTATTGTTTTCAGTTAGTAACGCCATTTATTAACTTTTTGAATTAACTTCGTTTTGCTGAATTTCAGCAGAAGCCGCTTGAATTATTTGAGTATCTCTAATTATAATACCAGAGTATTGAAGTATTCTAAGTATTACATTAACTTGTTCACTAGATTCTAATTCAAAATTTTGTGAATTAGAGCTAGGATCATATACGTATTGACCTTGCCCTCCAACTGTAAAAGCCCATTTAACATTTAAAGGTTTTCTTAAAATGAAGTCGAAACATCACTTACTATACTAAGAGGATATACTTTAATTTTATTATTTTCATATATATAAACAGGATATTCATTACTTGGAGATGCTAAATCTGATTTTAATATTTTATATATATTATTTCTTTGAGCTCTTTGCATGTCAGCATCGTATGTTCCTCCAGTATACACAGGATCTCCTAGCGTATAAAAAGAAAACTCATTACTTGCAGCTTCGCCGCTATATACTATATTTCTACCAGTGTTAATATCAGTAGTTGGTAAGTTAAAACTGCCTGCAGAATAACTGCAATTTCCAAAACATTTAAACTGTGATATTTTATTATCTATATTTGTTTGTCTATTAGAGTAATCAAAATTAGTTTGAGGGACTCTAATTTGTTGATTTAAACTATCAAAGTATTGTTCGAATATATCTAGTTGAACCTGTGTAGCTGTTTTGTTAAACTCGTCAGGTGTAATATAACCTCGCTGTTCTTTGTTTATAATTAACAAAACGGTTTGGTAAACTGTATTTACATTAATAGCCATGTTTATTATTAATTAAAATTAGTAAATACTAACCTTGATTTAGCTTCTTTTAGTTTTTCTCTTTTCTCTAAAATTAACTTTTGTAGTATGTTTGGATTAGGATTTTCCATATCTGAAAGCATATAATAAGCTATGCTAGTGTATAAATAATCTTCTGCTAGCTTTGGAACTATAACTGGAGTGTTAATACTTGGAGGTGTAAAACCTTCTTGAGTATAGTAAGTCTCATAATTAAACTCCTGTATAGATCGTTTAGCGTAAAATATTACATCTGTTCTTTCTACTTCAGGTATAAGTTTGTCAGGTCCAGTATATGATAATAAAAAGTTATTTATAAGATCATTTAAAGATACACTGCCATTGATTAAATCTCCTGCCATTTTTTATTATTTTTGCCCGTCAATATCTATTTTTTGTTCTTTGCTAGAAGCTAAAGAAGCTGCTAGTTGATCATTTGATAAAACGCCTGCGTATGCTAGTATTTTGCTAACCAACAGGGGTTGATCAAACTCGTGTATTTCAAAATCAACAGAACCAATGGAAGCGTAATTGTAATTACCAAATTCTTGATTAACTGTAAAATTCCATTTAACATCAGAAGGAAAGCTTAAATAGTCTATATCTACACCACCAGTAAGAGTTGTTGGATATACTTTTAATTGCCTATCGTTTATAGTGTATACAGGATATTTAGCACAAGGAGCTGTTAATGGTGATTTGTTTGTTGTATAAAGATCTCGCTGTTCTATTCTTTGTACCTCTTCGGTTTTATAAGAAACTGTATTAACTTCTTTAATGTTAGAAGTCAAAACAACTGTAGTACCAGATGTAAAATCAATAGAAGTATTGCCTTTAAATAAAGCTATTTTTTCTTCTAACAAAGCTATTCTATCTGCTTGCGCCACATCTGTTTTAGGTAGTCTAAGCAATAAATTTAACTCGTTAAAGTATTCTGTATATATTTCTTGTTGAGCTTGCGTAGCTATTTTATTAAACTCAGTTGGGGCAAGAGGCCCTCTATTATTCTGGTCTAAAACTACTAGCACGGCTTTATATACGTCGTTTACATTTATTGCCATTTATATTTTTTTAAGTATTGGGCCCGAGTGAACGAGCCCATATACTATTGTTACATGTTATTTTAACTTTTTCTCGATAGATTTGAAAACTTCTACGCCTTCATCTGTCTTAAAGAAAGCTGCCATAGCGGAGTAAGGATTTTCATCAAATGGTACTGTCATTAATTTTTTACCGTTTGATGCCCATGAGAAAGATCGTTGATCATCTGACAACTTAATTATTTTAGCTTCAGCAGCTTTAATAGCAAAGTTTCTTAGTTGAACATTTTCGTCTTTAGCTAGTTCTATAAATAAAACTGGGTTTTGTCTAGCAAATATAAGTACATCTCTTTTTAATTCTTTAGATGACATTTCATTTACTTTACTTCCAAACTCAACTCTTAATATAGCTTCTATTTGATCTATATCCATACTTCTAGCAGCGTTGAGCGCGTCTATTTGAAGTTCCATCATATCAAGTTCGTCAGTTGCTTCTACAACAGAATCGAACTCTTTATAACGTTTTCCATTCAATGGGTGATACAAAGATAACAGCTTTTGTAAGGCTTGCTTTTCTTTTGGAACAAACAAAGCACCGTCTTTAAATAATATAGTGCCTAATGTTACTTCGCCTTTTTGCTCATCTACAAACGGTGAGTTCATATTTGTAGCATATCTAAGCTCTCTTTGTTGATTTGTTTCACTATCATACCATAGCATAGGTTTTTTAACGCTATGTTTTGATGGTATTCTAAGTGTTAATGGTTTGTATCTTCCTACTACTAGATACGTTCTATCTTTAATTTCCCAACCTTTTTCTACAGCTGGGGCTTCTTTTGTTTTTGACATAATATAATATAATAAAATTAATAAAATAAAGGTTTAGGGCGCCGAAGCGCCCGTACCTTTAAAGTAATCTACTTAGTAAATAATACAAAGTTGTTTGCACCTTGTACACATAAACATCTTTCAGATAGGAAGTTAACCTCCATAGCGTCTAGATCAGATGTGAAAGCACCTCCAACAGAACCAGTCAACCAAGACTTCATACGACGATCGTCAGTTTGTGACGCTCTGTATCGTACGTGTAAGAATGGACGACGGATATTACTACCAAGAACTTGATCGTAAACTGTTGATGTACCTGCAGGAATCAATACCCCGTCAATAGCACTTACGCCATAATCTGGTGGAATTAATCCATCGCTAATAGCACCACGAGTAGAAGCATCGTTTAGATATTTCCAGTCAGTCTTGTAGAAATCGTAAGAACCTCTGCGGAAACCACTAAACCCTAGGTTTAATGCCATGTCTTCAGAGTTTTCAAACAATCCATAAGCAGTACCACCATTAGCACCGTTAGAGATACCAGCTAGCATATCATCAAAACCTAGAGACGTTTCACGATTTAAGAAAAGCATGTTTTCTTCAATTGCTCCCTGTGTGTCTAAGTTGCGTAAGATATTATCAAATTCTCCTAGTGCACTTGCAGCGGCGTTAAAGCCAGCTTCTACATTACCACGACCTTGAATAGCAGCGAATAAACCTTCTGTACCTTTGTAACCAGCAGCAGCTGCAGAACCAGCGCCTAAAGCAGCGTCAGCTTTTTCGCCTTCAACCACACTCATTTCAAGATAATCTTCGAAACGTAGACGAGTTTCAGACTCAGCTTTTAGATACCATAGGTAACCTCCAGTTCCATCTTCAGTAGCAACTTCTACCCAACCAATCTGAGCTGTGTCAGAACCAGAAACAACATATTTGTTACGGATAATAACTGGCGAGTTAGAGAATTGTGTGAAAGAAGGATCTACACTTACATAACCATCAGCTGCAGTAGCTGAAGTATTGTTAGGTGTAGAAGAACCTTTTGCGTATTCAGAACCAAATACAAAGATTTTAATTCCAGTTGTAGCAAGCGCAGCAGTTGTAGTAGCATCATAAGGAGCAACAGTAAGTGCACCAGTTGTTAAATTAGACGCGGTTACAACAGCTTTAAGCTCGTTACCAGCACCATCTAAAGCTACAATAGTAGCTTGTGGAGAAATAACGTTTTTAACATCAGCTGCTACAGGAATAGTAATTGTATTCACTTGATCGTTAGTACAACCATCATAAGAGATGTGTAAACGGTTTTGTTCAGACCAGATAACCTGATCAGAGGTCATTGGCATTTCAGCTCCTACCATACGTAAGAATCCAGAAAGCGTACGATTTCCGTAGCGCTCTACTTCTGCTTCGTAAATTTCAGGTAGATACTGTTGTGCAAATGTATCAGAATCGCCAGTACCAGCACCTCCGTTAAAAGACAGGAAGTTTGTGTCTAGCAATTGTTGTTTTTGACTTGGGACTATACTCCCAAATAAAGGACTTAAAGCCATAATTATTTATTTTTAGTTTTTTATTGTTACTTTTTTGATTTTCAATTTTGAAGAATCAACACCGCTTATTGCTTTAACTTTTAATCCATTAACAAATACTTCACCGGTAGCTGTTTGACGAGGTTCAGTCGAAATGTTTTTCGATTTAGCCATGACATCTTTAACAGCGTCAGCTTTTCCTTGTTCATAAAAGTGTTGGGCAATGGTATCAGCGTTTCTAGCAGCATACAAAGCTTTGTGGTAGTCTTTAACTTTAACGACTTCGCCTTTATCATTCAAGAACGTCTTGACAAAATTAGCTATATCTTTTTGTGCTTCAGCTACACTTTCAGGATTTTTAACACCGTATCTAAATTTTTTCTCTCCTACGTTGAAATCAAAACCTTTGAAATCATTAGAAAAAAGACTAGAAGTTTGGTTAACAAAAGCCTGTTTGTTTTGTTCTACTGTTTGTTGCTCTTCATTGTATCGGTTGAAAAAGTCTAATGCTTTTTGTTGCTCTTGGGTTACGCCGGGTCTCAACTTGATTTCGTCGTAGTATTTACCTTTTAAGCCTTCAAGAAAGTCTTTAGCTTTCGCAGCCTCCTCTTTGAACGCAATTTTCTTTTTGCGTATGTCTTTTGGTTCATCTATATCTTCATCATAATCAAAGTCTTCTAATAAAAGACTTACATCTTCAGAATCTAAATGTGGTTTAGTTTGTTTATAATATTCACTAATTAAAGTTTTATTATCAACATTGGTATAATCTGCGTTAAGCCTAACATAGTCTTGCACAGTTCCACCAGTTTCTTCCATAAAAGTAACTAGCTTATCAATATTTTCTGGTAATTGTTTTTGCTCTACAATTGCTTGTTGTGGTTGTTTCTCAACAACTTCTTCTTCAGTGTCTTCAACTACAGTTAAAGGAGATTCTACTCCTTCGTCGGTGGTCCGTATTTCTTCAACCACTTCTTCGCTGTGGCTACTGTTTGGGGACTCTTCGACAATAACATTGCTATCATCTGTCTCTTGTGTTTGAACGGCATCTTCGTTTTTTATTTCTACTTTAGTAACCTCAGGAATTACTTCTCCTTGAGATTCAATACCTTCTTTGGGTATTTCAATTTTAGTTACTTCGTTTGATTTACCTAAGTTTTTAGGTTTAGTAGGAGTTTTTATTTTAAACTCTCCCTCTTGTTTTATTTCTTCTGACATAATATAATAATATAAAATTAAAGGATTTTATTTTCAACGAGGTTCGAACTGTTCAAGTCCAAATCCTCCCAGTGAGTCAAATCCAGATGACTCAAAGTTTTTAGGTAGTTCATCGTTTTGACGCTGCGCAATCATCTCTGATTGCTGTGTACCTATAATTCTAGCACGCTCGTCTTTACGATCTTCTATTTTATCTTCTTTTTCTTTCTGCGCATCCACTTCTAGCTTAGCTAATTGCATATCATATTGGAATTTTTCAGCCATTAATTGCTTTTTAATTTGAGCTTCTAATTCCATTTTTTGTATTTCAAACTGTGACTTACCTTGTTCAAGTTGAAGTTTAGTTTCTGTAAGCGCTTGTTGTTTTTGGACCTCAGATAAAGCAGCTTGTTCAGCAGCTTGAGCATTTGCTTGAGCTTGCATTTGTATATTTTGCTGTTGAGCCATTGCCGCGGCTTCAGCTCTTTCAGCTTGTTTTTGTTTTAGATATTGATTAGCTAATTTAATATTTTTAATTTGTCTAATATCTATAGCATCTTCTAGATTTATTCCTCCAGACTGTAAAGCTATTTGAACATTTTGCTCTAGCATTTGTTGCTGTTCTTCGTCTGGTTCTAACTCTAAAAATATACCAAACTCGTGCATATTTAGTTTTTCTATTTCTTCTAAAGAACCTACGTTATATTGATTTATACAACTAATCAAAGCGTTTTTAGTTAAAGGAAAGTTAAGCATGTCACTAGCTTTTAAACTTACATTTTCACAAGCTCTTATTGTTAAATACATTAACGATTGAAGTATATGCTTTGTCGCTGTGTTAGACGCAGCTGCGGCTAATTTTTGTAAACCTACTAAAGCATCTTTGGTTGGTTGACTGCCGTCTCTAGCTTCATTCAATCCTGTTACGTCACGAATCATTTGTAAATAATACTGATATGTTTGTGTAAGCGCTTGGATTTTTTGTATACCAGAAGAAGTTTGTAATTCTTGTATTGGTACTTTACCTCTATTTGGATCACCATCTTGGGTTAAACTTCTACCTACAATACTACCAGTTTGAAAATACATATTCAAAGCTTCTTGAGCATTATAACTTGTACCATTACCAAGGTCTACTTCTGCTAAACCATCCACATCTACAAACACGCCATCGGGCACTGTTCGTGCTAGCACTTGTTGTATTTTTAAATGTGTAAGCTGTATCATATCGGCAAAGCTAATACATTTACTAACTAAACTATCTATACGACCTTTATACATTCTAGGCGCTGATATAGCGTAGTTCATTTGCACTTTAGTTTGATCGCTAAAAGGACGCGTCATATTTTCAGCAAGTTCCCATTTGAGCATTTTTTCATGCCCAAGTATTTTAGCTCCGCTGTATAAAACTTCTATAGCCCGATGCACTCTTTCAAAGTTATCGTTTTCAGGCGGATCAAATGTATCTGGTTTTTCTAAAGCTTTTTCAAGACCTTGATCAGTTTGTTTTATTTTAAATACCTGGTTATTATAGGTTTTATATTCAAAAAATAAAACTTGAACCTGATTATATTGATCGTCTTGACCATAATAATTACGGGTGTAGTTAGCATCACCGGGATATTTTTGTATTTCTTCTAGTTCTGAATCTGTTAAATAAGGAAAAAGTTTTTTAACCTCTTGCAGACTCATTGATTTCATTTCACCTACATAATAAATATCTTCAAAATTAGGATCTTCTGTATATGAATAAACTAAATTAGCAGGATCCACATAATTAATAGTAATACCATTAGCTAAATTAAAGTCCGTTTTAACAGCTGATATACCTAATACAACTAAATCATAAGCAAGACGTTTTTTAATTTCATCATACTTATTATAATTTAAAACATTTTCAATAAGTTCTTCTTCTGCTATTTCTATAGATTGCTTATAGCTTAGCTGCATATAAAGCTCTAGCTCTTCTTCGTTTTGTGGAAGTGCGTCTGGGTTTATACTTGAAAAAAAGTTTTGCCCAGTAGCTTCATTTAATGCTTCTATCTGCTTGCGGCTTTGCATATCTTTTATAGCATCAAAAACAAACTGAGTTCTTTGCTTTATAGCAAAAGGATCTGTAGCGAAAGATTTTATTTCATAACCTTTATCTGTCATACCATTTACTACTATATCAACAAATTTAGATAATACAGGTATTGGCTTCCAGTCTAAATTTAAATAAGATAAATCACCATTAATAGATAGTTCATCTTTGTATTTAGCTACTGACTGTTCGCCTCTAGCGTATAGTCTAAGCCTGTGAAAGTCTTGCCAACTATTACCAAAACGACCACCAGCACCTAAGCCTTTGTCACCTCTAAACCATTCGTTTTCAATAGCTCTACCTACAGCTAAGCCGTAATCATAATTATTTTTCTCTGCGTCTGGTACTACCTGACTTGGAAAAGAACTATTAACATTAGTATAAACCATTTATTTTATTATTTTTGAAGAATAACCTGTGTTATCGTATTTTGTAAAATTAATACTAACTGGCTCTTTTTTTATTTCAGCCACTGGTGAGTATTTGTTTTTGTTGCAAGCCATTATAGCCAAACCAGAGCTTATTGTTGCATCGAACTTTGTTCTGTTGTTTATATTAAACTTAGCCCAGTCTTCAAGTGTACGTTGAAAATACATTTGACCGTACTCAGTTTCTTTTAAACCTACATAATCTTGTATATAAGATTCTATAGCAGCGGCATGCGCTTGTTTAATATCTTCGCTAGAGTTAGGTATACCACCTATTTCTCTCTCAGTAACTGAAAGTTTGTTAAACGTTTTATCAGGTCTATTTATAGAAAAGTTTCTATAACCTCTTCTTTTTAAATAGTACAATAGCCTTGGCTTGTTATTCTCTGCTAGTATTGGCATACCATAAAAATGTAATGCCATAAGTACGTCTTCAAAAAATATTTCAGCAGTTGGA